GAGGAGTCAGACCGACGCCTTAAGCATCTTGTCTCGGATCACATTTACAAATCCGAGAAAGCCTGGCATTTACTGCAGGAAGTCCTAGAGGAGAAGGACGTATGAAGAAACCACGCTCATGGGACGAGGCCCGGAAGCATCCGGGCATCTCCTCTATCGACTACGAAGCGCCAGGGAGTCCGATGTCTAACGACGACGCCCCCTGGCTGGTAACCCTGAGGGACGGCTGGTCGCTCAATGAAGACATGACGATTGTCTATGTCTGCAATTTGCGAGACCTGCAGGATCTATGGGGCGACATCGTGAACCTGCCCAGTACAAGCTGCTAACGGAGGGGCCGCAAGGCCCCTTTTTTATGCCTTGCGCTTTTGCTGGTGGTATGCCATACTTATGACATCGGGAGGCGGGGACGCTTCCCACACTCAACACCTCAAACAAATGGCCCGTTCTTACACCCGCTGCACCAGCCTCAAGCAAGTCCAAAAAGTCCTCGACAACTACGAGGGCCGCATTTACAGGGACTGCAACGGTGATGGCTTCTGGATCGATGTCGATTGCGAGGAGTTCCACTGCTGGAGTCGTAAAGGAATCATTGCCTTTGCCAACCTTTTGTTCAGAGAGCGGGGCTGGACCGCAGCCTGATCACATCCACGGCCCTGGAGACAGGGCCACCACCCACCACCTCAACCATGCAAATTCAAATCGACTGCAGCGTTGCCGATCTCTACCTGATCGCTAAGGCCTTTCAAACCGCTGAAATGCAGGCCGACCGCAATGCGAATCAATCACGGCCTAGGAGCTACCGCACGACGGTGAGCAGGCGGATGGACAACAAAAGAAGCGAGACCTACGAATACCAACGCCAACTGTTTGGCGAGCTTCACGACATGTTCCTGGACGCCATCCCCGAGCGTCAGGTCAGCGTCAAGATCAAGCACACCGACGAGGATCTCTGAGCCATGGATCATCACAACTACATGCTCGACCTGTTCGAGTCCTTCCAGCAGCACCAAGATCAGCTTGAAGCTACAAACCTTCTAAAGCTGAAAGCCATGGAACCCGCCACCCGTTACTACGTCGAGGCCAAGCTCAACGATCGCCTCGAATGGACCGAATGGGCCTACACCGAGCGTGAGCGTGATCAGCTCATCGCAGACGCCAAGGACTGCGGCTTCTCCTACACCGTGGAGGAATACGAATGACCGCCAACCCTTACGCCCCGCTCCTGCCTTGGGATGACTCCATCGCAGAATCTCCCAACTGGAAGGGTGGTGAATCCTCCAACCTCTTGATCTACCCGAACACCACCCAAGAGCAGCTCACCTCACTCTGTAAGCACGCCAGCTTCTGCGGCTACAAATACGTAGAAGCCGACAACCAAATGTTTACTGATGACCGTTGCCTCTTGACCTTCATCAAGCCAAATTGATCACCGTCGGGGAGCCTGATGCCTGAGCTGTCCCCCGCTCAGGCTGAAAGCCATACAACACCCAGGAGGGAAAAGCAGGGCGGGTTGAGGTCCGATCCATCCCCCGACACCACAACTCAAATCAAACTGGTCAAACCCTCATGAGCTTTTTTCAAAAAGAAATCCAGCGTCTCAATGATGCTGAATGCCCACCTGACGCAGCGGAGTTACTGGAGAATCCTGAAGTTCGCAACTTCATGGCTGAACTCCAGCGCTCCATGGTCTGCTGGGAGCCATGGCTGTTGAAAGACTGGCCCCAAGACAGGATTGAAAGCCTTGGCCTTTCCTCTCAATATCAAGAGACTTTGGCCATGGTGGCTGCTGCTGCCCTGCATGACCTTGAGCGATACACAGAGCTGTATCAACGTTTCCGTGACCACAAGGAATTTGAATTTGACGAGTTTTTCCGTGAAGTCTTGAAGATGGCAGAGCAGCAAGGCTTTGAATGGGAAGGGCCAATGGACAAGCTCCCTGCTGTGCCTGAAACGTGAACCAAGAATCCCTCCGCGCTCTTCAGCGCCACAATGAACTCCAGGCCTATCTCAGGTTCCAAAATGCCCTCAGAGCTGCCTACGCCAAATCCCAAGATCCGCACCCTCCCCGATGGATGCGTTCAAGTCATGGTCGGGGACTTCAAGGCGATCGTCAGTTCGATGCACCTTGTTGAAGACAAGGTTGTTCGCCTTTCTGATTATTGGCGCAAAGCACATCAGCCCCACCGCTCCTGAGCTAGCCTTGCCCCAAACCCCTGTTAACTTCAGGGCATGGCGAAGTCTACGAACGCAGAAATTGAAAACAGGGTCCGCTGTGTTTATGGCTTACTGATTAAGTCATATTCTCGGTTTGAGATTTTGCAATATGCGGCGGAGCAGTGGAACGTCAGCGAAAGGACTGCTGACATCTACATGCAACGTGCCCGCCAGTTGATACAACAGGATTCAGAGATTGAGCGCCCTGAATGGTTAGCCGCCGCAATCGCACGCCTTGTTAAATATGAGCAGAAGGCTGGAAAGGACGACAATCTCCAGCTGGCAATCAAGGCGTTAGAGACCCAAGCCAAGCTGCTGCGCTTTGACATCTGATGCCACTCTTAACAGGGCTGACAGACTCTGAGCCGCTCCTAGCTTTCGCCACGCCGCCCGATCAACAGTCAACTCAAGAGCTTCTCGAACGGATCCGCGCTGACCTTCACCCAGGGCAGCAGGCTTTTGTTGACGACCAAAGCACAGAGATCATTGGCGTCTCGGCTGGCTATGGCGCAGGTAAAACGCGCGCACTTTGTGCAAAGGCTGTTTTCATGGCAGCTGCCAACCAAGGTTTTACAGGCTGCGTGATGGAGCCCACGGGTCCATTGATCCGTGACATCTGGCAAGCGGACTTTGAAAACTTCCTAGAGGAATACGGCGTGCCCTACACCTTCAGGGCTTCGCCGTTGCCCGAATACGTCTTACACCTAGAACAAGACACGCGATTGCTGTGCCGCAGTTTTGAAAACTGGCAGCGCATCATCGGTTCCAATTTTTCGCACATCCTTGCCGATGAGGTGGACGTTGTTTCGCCAGGCATTGCGACAAAAGCATTCCCAAAAATCCTTGGCCGTTTGCGTGCTGGCAACGTTCGTCAGTTTGCGGCTGTGTCAACGCCTGAAGGCTTCCGCTGGATGTGGAACACCTTTGGCACAGAAGATGCACAGAAGCGCCCAGATCGAAAGCTCATTAGGATGCGCTCGGTAGATAATCCGCATCTACCCCAAGACTTCATCGAACGACTGCAGGCCAACTATGACCCAAGCCTGTTGCAGGCTTACTTAGAAGGCCAATTCTGCAATCTCACAACCGGCCAGGTCTATGACCGTTTCGACCGGGCAAAGCACGTCATAACCGACATCCCGAACGTAAGCCGCGAACCTCTACGCGTCGGCTGCGACTTCAACGTCGGCAATTCAAACGCAGTCATCGGTGTTCGTCTTGGAGAAAAACTTCTCCTGATCGATGAGATCAGCGGCGCACATGACACCGACGCCATGGCCCAAGAAATACAACGCCGAGCTGATGGACGCCCGGTTTATATCTACCCTGACGCATCAGGCGGAAACCGAAGCACGAATGCCTCGCGCACTGACATCCAAATCTTGGAGTCTTACGGGTTCAGCAATCAATCACCGAAGGCCAACCCTCCCATCCGTGATCGGGTGGCTTCTGTTCAGGCTTTGCTGGAGAACGGGAAAGGTCAAGTAAGGCTGCAGATCGCCGCCAGCTGCAAACGGACCATCGAATGTTTGGAGCTGCAGAGCTACACCGAGGCCGGTGATCCTGATAAAGATGCGGGCTATGACCACATGAATGATGCGCTTGGCTATCTCGTCTACAGAGATTTCTCAATGCTCCATGCCCGTGCTGGTCGTGGTACTGGAATCAGGCTTTACTAAACTGATCGCATGGGTGGGATTTAGCTGTGTATTCAGGCTTTTCTGGTCGCCAACGTGTTGGCAACGTGACGACGGTGGAAAGCCCGAACACGGCTTACGTCAACATGGAGCCGCATTGGCTGTTGATTGAAGCACTTTTACAGGGCACTTACGGAATTAGAAAAGGGCACAGAAAATATCTTCCGCAAGAACCAAGAGAACTAGACGAGGCTTATGACAACAGGCTGATGCGTTCAACGCTTGCGCCTTATTACGTCAGGCTGGAGCGGATGTTGGCGGGGATGTTGACCCGCAAGCCCGTGCGGCTTGAAGACGTTAGTGATGTTGTCACTGAGCAGCTTTTTGACGTTGATCTGCAGGGCAACGATCTAAACGTCTGGACCTACGAAACGGCCCGTAAGTGCATTCGTTACGGTCACGTCGGTGTTTTGGTTGATGCCCCAAGAGCTGGCGATAGCGGTCGCCCGTATTGGACCCAATACACGCCCAGGGACATCTTGGGATGGCGCTCTGAAGTCAAAGACGGCAGGCAACAGCTAACCCAGCTGCGCTTGATGGAACGAATTACGGTCCCTGATGGTCTGTACGGGGAAAGGCAAGTTGAGCAGGTGCGAGTTCTAATCCCTGGCGCTTTTGAGATTCACCAAAAGGACAAGAAAGGCGATTTTGTCCTGATTGACGAAGGCAGCACCAGCCTTAGCGAGATCCCCTTTGCTGTTGCTTACTCCAACCGCGTCGGTGTTCTTGAGTCGCGGCCACCACTGGCAGACATCGCTGAGCTAAACCTCAAGGCTTATCAGGTGCAATCTGATCTGGACAACCAGCTGCACATCAGCGCCGTGCCGATGCTGGCCATCTACGGGTTCCCGCAGTCAGCAG